ATTTGTTTACTTGGCTTGGGAGCCGCTAGTTCTTGCAGTTTCATTATTGAATCCTCTAATCTGTAGATATTTAGCCCGATTTACACATTTTTCTAATTCTGCATCAACGGAATTATACAGGTCTATCTTGGGTTGAATTTTCATGTTTATGATCTCATAAAAATTCTCATGGCGTCCACGTTCGCCCACTGTTTTGCGACAGTATATATCTGCGGCTAAGGCCTGTTTTTTACGATCCAGCACCAGTATTGTGTTGCTTAAATTGTACTGTTGTTGATGATCAGCAGTACACCAACTCATGGCTGATTTTTTACTGCTGAAACTGTGTATTTCTCTGTCCCAGGTGCTGACACAAAATCTTGTGTCTATGGCTTCAATACAGTATTTGCCAAAAACCACAATGCCGCCGTCGCCGTTGTCTATTATGATACTATCGATATTGCGTTTGAGTTCACGTTCGGCCCAGGCTTCTAATTTTTGATCACGGGTCATTTTATTATGTAGTGAGCAACCATGTAACCCAACGCTGCCATCAGTACTCCGATAGCGCCCACGGCCCAATTAAGCAATTGATTGTTGCGTTGATTGTTCAGTTGACTTACATGTTCTTTGACTTCCGTGACCATCTCGCAAAGATGTGCAATATTTGTGCTCATTGCAGTCATTTTGTCTTCCAAGGCGTTGTAGCGTTCGGCACACAATTCCACGTGTGCTTCAAGGCTTTTCTTTTCAATGTCGGTGGCTTCAATCATGATTACTCCAATGCATTATTTACCGCAATGAACCAAATGTTCTGGCCTTTGCCATTGGTGGTAATAGTTGGTGCCAGGCTAGGTTGTTCAGTGAGATTCAACATCATGGGCACACCTTCACAGTCAACTCTGAGTCCGGCCAGGGGATCAGGGTCTCCGTACATTTCAAACACACCCTCACTTTCACTTCTAAATTCAAATTCCCATACACCATCCGTTTCTGCGGGCACAGTAAGATCAACTGGCTGAGTGCGTAAACTTATGATCTGTAATAGTGTTTCCCAGTTGCGTTGTTGATTGCGTGAATGATTCCAGTCGTGTTGATTGCGTACAGATTGGCCAGCGCGGTCCACAAACGGAATTTCACTTGATCTGAAATGACCGGTCACACCAGTGAGACTGCAATCAAAAAGAGTACGGCATATGATTTTCATTCTATGAGTATTTAATGCCAAAGATAAACCCCGGAGTTTTTACGTCCGGGGTTGGTTCAACTAAAAATTAGTTATTAAGCCAAGTTGGTGAAACTAGCAGTTGAGCTGACGTTACCAGTTGGGATACCAATGTTCAAACCACCAGTTGCATTGGCTGTTTGAGCAGCCGCTACCAATGTTGCTGTGGTGTAAGCACCACTTGGGTAGATAGCCAAGTTGATTGTACCTGCTGTTGCACCTGCTTGGTAGAACGCAATTGTTCCGCCTGCGCCGCCGCCAGTGATGCCAGCACCAGATTGAACTGCTTGGAACACGTTGTTCAAGTAACCGTTAACGTTACCAGCGTTTGTCAACGCGGCGTTAGCAGTAAGTGAGAAGAAGTCTAGCTTTGGGCCAGACAACATCACTGGGCCTTGGGCCGCGACGTTTGCTGTTCCTGCGATGGAACCGTTTGCTACGTCCAGTGCAAAGACTGGTTGGGTAGTACCATTTACTTTTGTGAATGTTGCCATTTCGATTTTCCTTTAAGTTAGTGGTCCTGGAGGACCTGCTTTTATTTAGTCAATTTGGGAAAATCACGCCTGTTGAGGATTGTTTCTCTGACGATTTTGAGCCGCAAATGCATTGGGGTCAAACCTACTAACCAGCTTGGCATAGCCAGCAGGGGTGGCCATAACCCAGCCTTCTTGTCCAGGATGTTCAGTGTCGGCCTGACGTTTGATATACATTTTGAGATCGTGTAGCAAAATAAATGCTTGGAATGCCGCGGCAATAGCGGGCGTATTAGAACTTGGGCTGTTTAGGTATTCTACAATATTACGGTATTTTTGCGGGGTAACTTTTGTTTCCAACCAAGTGCCAAACTCAGGCAATAGTGTAGCGCCGTTGAGTGGTGCACCTACTTTGGTGTTGATAAAGTCCACACACAATTTTGCTAGGTCCGTGATCTTGTGTGCCCGCAATTCAGCAGGGTTGAACAAGGTATCGATGTCTCGGCCCTGAGACTTAATCAATTGTTTGAGTTGTTTTTCAGCATTGGTTTCGGACTGTAATTGACTAGGTGTAGATGGCTTTTCTAGCATGAGTCCAGGAACTTCGTTGAACCGTACTCCACTCAAGGGCTGACGTGCATCTCCCACATCGGCATACATCGAGTGTATGGCAATGCCAATATTTGAATTGCCAATACGTTGACCCAGCGAAGATTTGGCAGGTATCTTGTATTCAATGGTGTTGGGCTCGAACACGTAGTTTCCAGCAATTTCTGGCGGGGTTTGCATGTACAACAAATCACCTTTGACATATCCGCGAAAGTTAGATGGCAACGCCGCTTCCAGTACCGGGAACAACGTCGAGTAAATCTGAATCAGTTCAGTTCTGTCGCCTGAACGCCGGCTTTGTATGTCTGCCATCATTTGTGGACTTGTGGCTAGGCCGTCGTAGCCCTTGGCTTCAAATCCCGAACCATCAGTCAACACAAACTCACCATTGAGTGGTTTACGTCCAAATATCACAGCAGGCTTGCCGTCCCACTTGGCTGTGGTTGTTTTGGGTTGTTCCGTAGCATGTTGTACAATAGCAAGAGCATCCTTGATACCTTGTGTGCCACGACGGAACACTAGATCTTCAAGATGTTCAATACCTTTGGCTCTACCGCCCACACCGGCTTGTTCTGCTTCTACTAGAGCAACATAGCCTTGATTCACAATACGATCACGCAAGCGAGCCAGGAAACCAACATCACTTTCGGCCACGCCCATTTCAGGTTCTTTCACACCTTCACGTGCAATGTATTCGCGAAAGTCTGCTAGTTTGGCATCACGATCAGGGTCCATTGCTAGTGCCTTGTAAATGCTTTCCACAGTCATCATCTGACTGCGGTTGTAGTTAGGTCCTAACAATATGCCTGCGGCTTGATCAGGATCCATTGTGACTACCCGATCTGTTTGGCGACTGATAATACCTTTGGCCGAGGCCTTGAGTCCCAGTGCCTTGGCAATACTTGACATTAGTACGTTGCGAAACACCCCCTTGTAAGCCGATCCTGTACCGCCGCCCAGCCAGAATGTGCCCCATTCCATGTCGGGCATGAACATAAAATCTGTTTGTACATAGCCACGTTTGGGGTCGCCTTGTATGGGTGTTTTAAAATGCACTGCTTCGCCTGTGAGTTTAGTCCAGTCTCGGGGATCTTGTTTGTTTTTTGTGGCCCAGGCATCTAGTATGCCCTTGAGTTCGGCCTTGGTTATTTCATTAGCATCCACAGCAAGATCCAAGTCACCGGAGTCGGCCTTCTTGCCTGTTGAGCCCAGCCACTTAACAGGAACACCTGCTTCATCTCGATCATGTGATAAATCAAGACCTGTGACAGTTTCTAACCAAGCCACTGTGCTGGGTATGTCCCCTTGTTTGATGCGTTGTGTGACAGGCTGGCCTTGTGCATCTTTGAAAACATTACCACCTTCATTGAGATTCATCATGGTCGTTTGATTCCTGCCGCATCACCAGCGGCCTTGTGTTGTGGATTGGCTTCGTTGTATGGTTCCCATCCCCGACCAAAGTTAATTATAAGATCATTAGGTGCTGGTTTGCCAGTATATCTTAAGTCAAAGCCTGCAGGACCAACTGTACCACCACTGCCTCCTAGGCCACTATTGCGATCATAGGCCAGTGAATTCTGTGCTGGTAGTATTCCATCACCCACAAGTTTCATCCAATCCATAGCAATGGTCTTGGGATCAACACCCTGTACTGTGGCTTTGTAAATGTCATCTATCATTTGTGTAATTTTTGCAACAATGCTTTGAGTACCACGTTTGACTGCCGGATCTTTAGCATAGTTACCAATGGCAGTGTAGTCTCCGCCATTGCGACCACTGACCATTTGATTGACCAGTTGGTGCAATTCTTGCCGTAATGATTCCACACTGGGCTGAGTCACTGTGCTGAGACTAGATGCTGGATTGCCATTGGCATCTTTACTATGGGTCAAGAAATTCTGTACTGTTTGTGCCCATGAAGCCTGCATTGTTGTGGCCAATGTTTTGGCCTCAGGGCTGTTTACCATGCTCTTCATAAAGTCTTCACGACTCTTAGAGGTACCACCTTTGCCCATTACGTCTACACCGCCAAACGCCTTGCTCATTAAACTTTTGCCCAGGGCACCTGCTACTCCGCCAGCAACATTTAATGCGCCAGTTGCAATTTTTCCTGGCACGCTGTTTGCAACTGCGCCAGTAACTTTGCTGAGTGTTCCCCCTGTTGAACCACTGGTGGCAGGTGCCGCTGTGGCTGCGGGTGCCACAGCCGGCGCTGATCCACTTGAGTTAGCAGTGCTGGTGATTGGCTTTTTGATGGTGTTCATTATGTTAGACGCATTGAATCCCGCCGGTGAGCCAGTTGTGGTTGCTGGCATGTTG